AACCCCGTCTAGCAGATTTGGAGGCTGCTGTGCTACCGTAACACTTGCCCGAAATACTGGAAGTGAGGGTGAGATTCGAACTCACGACTTGAATGCTTTGCAGGCACTTGCCTTGGACCACTCGGCCACCTCACTGTTGCATGGTTGCGGGGGTCGGATTCGAACCGACGACCTTCAGCTTATGAGACTGACGAAATGCCAACTTTTCCACCCCGCGATTGTTTCACTGTTCTTGTTGCATTCTACCAAACTGTTCCTGCGCCCGGATCATTGCGGCCGCACGATCAATCTTGTTTTGAAACAGTCGCTGGACCTGTTCCTCGTTCAAAAATACCGAAGTGTGGTCCCAAGCCTGCTTAACAATTTGATCGTTTAATTTTTCATAATCAATCGACATCTTTTTCCTTTCCTTAAAATAAAAAACCCCGGAGTGTCTAGTTCCAGGGTTTTGAATGTGGTATGATATTTCGTACTATTCAATGCCCTGATTTTCATCCTCGCAAATAAGCCATAGACTGACCACCCCTGCAAAATTGGGTTGTGGCATTAAATGGGTCACAGTGCGATTCAACATAGTAGTATTATATAGTAGTATTTATACCTTGTCAACCGGGGCTATCTATAAATATCTCTATGCTTGATCTAGCTGACGTTCGTCAGGTTCAAATCGAATTGACCACTCGTTGTAATGCCCGTTGTCCCATGTGCATGAGAAACTATCGTGGCCTGGATTACAATGGTGGGTATCCTGTGACCGAGTTGACCTTAGACAACATCAAGCACATATTAAAACCAGATTTTTTACAACAGCTCAGTAAAGGCATCAGCTTTAATGGCAATTTGGGAGATTTTGGTCTGGCACAGGATGCTATTGAAATTGTACACTATCTCTGCGACTTGGGTGTGCTGGTATATATCAATACCAATGGTAGCATGCGCACACCGGAATGGTGGGCCAGCCTGGCCAGACCTGGTGTTCAAATTGGATTTGCTTTGGACGGCCTAGCTGATACACATCACCGGTACAGACAAGACACCAATTGGCACACAGTGATTGCAAATGCTCAGGCTTTTATAGCAACCGGAGGCCAGGCCATTTGGAGATTTATTCCCTTGGATCACAATCGCCATCAGGAAGCGGCTTGTAGGAAATTGTCTTTGGACTTGGGATTTGCCAGATTTGAAAACATTGACGAAGGACGTGACCGTGGACCAGTTTACGCTCGCAACGGAGAATTCAGCCATTGGCTAGGACAACCTTACACCGAGCATGATCGACAAAATCCTCCACTGGTCAAAGATCTCCTAGAGAGTCATATCACCTGGTTTGCCCCAGGCACAGTTAAATCAGACAAAGATACCCAGCCGCTGAATTTAGTTTGTCAGCACAAGCGACTCAAAGAAATTTACATTGCCGCAGATGGCACAGTGTATCCTTGTTGCTTTTTGGGATTTTATCCTACCACAATGAGTCATCCAGGCAACAGCCAATTGGCACCCTTGGTCGCAGAAAACAATGCTTTGGAATATGATCTGGCACACTGCATGGCCTGGTTTGACCGTGTGGAGGAGACCTGGGGCCGTGACAGCATAGCCCAGGGACGTCTTTATGGTTGTGTGAATTCGTGTGGCGGGCGATGACTGCCGTTAGAATTATGTTTCTTGCACGTTATCGTGTGCCACACGCATGCCTGACCATGCAATTTGATCACTACCTCAAAGGCATAGATCGCACCATCATGGCCTCTCCGGTGCCCAAGGAAGAGCTGTGGCCTATATTCCAACACCACGGTATAGATACCGCAAATTTTGAGTATGTCAATGACAAAATAATTTTTGACCTTTATCCAGAAGTAAACAATTGGGTATTTGATGATGATTATCGTGGCTGGTGGTTGCGACAGCAGGCCATCAAATTGGCTTATTTAGACTACCTGGACTATGATGTGGCACTCATGCATGATCCGGACACTTTCATGGTTGAACCATATAGTTGTTGGGACAACGGGCAACTCAACATGTTGATCTTGCCCAACACCACCCATGACAGTTATCGAGGAGTGTTGGAAAATGTGCTGGGCATGTCACGACAAACACCTCATTGTTTTGTAACAGAGTTGGTACCGGTGGTCAAACAAGATTGGATCAATCTCAAACACGCACTAGAACAGAGACATGGTCGGCATTTCTTAGATGCCATCATTGAACATGTGCCTGGCATGCCTACGGTGCCACCCTGGGGAACTGGGAATTTGATCAAGTGGTTCAGTGAATACGAACTATTGGGTAATTGGGCCTTGACACAACGATCAGTGAGTTTTCAAGAGCAAAAAAGATTTGAATACGATAGCTTACACAAACTGGCCAACTACACGTGCAATTACAACTGTTTTGCTGACGCAGTTCCTGACCTCAGTCTGAGCTTGCAAATCAATCAAGACACTGGTCAAGTGGTAAACTTTGATTATTATCTCAGCATTATCAAACAAAAAATAAGCACATGAAAATATATGCTCCTGTAACTGCTGCCGCATTAGATTGGGGCTTCAGCAATGATCAAATTACAACTGATTTGAAAGTGATCGAATCTCAGCATTGTAGAATAGCAGCAGTGCCTGCCATCTGCAATCAACCTCACATGTATTGTTTTCGAGACATGCCGCCAGATCTAAATTTGCAATGGTTTGATTTGGTACTGATCAGCGACATAGAATATTACAGTCAGGCCGAAATAGCGACCTGGATTAAATCTCAAGAAATTAAAAACTACCTGTTGGCCATTGGCGGTCAAAAGAATAATGAAGACATCAATGTAAAAAACACAGTTTACAGACCGTGGTGGGTTTACAACTGTTTACGTTTCAATACATTTCAACCCACAGATGCCACTGATAAACCATTCCAGTTTGAGATGTTGCTGGGTGCTAGAAGACCGCATAGAGATTTTGCCATGCTGAGTTTTCAACGGTCTGGTCTGTTGGAGTCTAGCATTGTGACCTACCGAGACATATTTCAAGGGCACTATATAGACCGTTGTTCTGAAAACATCGCCAGTATATTTGCTCCTTTGACCTTGCAATATCCGTATGTGAGTCCTAATTTAGATCCTGCCTGGGAAACCAGCACAAATTTAAACTTTCAAATCAGCCCGTACATACCATGGGAAATATATCGTAGGACCAAATATTCTGTGTTGTGTGAAACCTTGGGCATGGGCGAAACATTTTTTATGAGTGAAAAAGCCGCTAAAGTTTTTTTTGGTAAGCGGTTGTTTGTGGCCTTTGCTCCTTGTTTGTATCTAGAAAATCTAAGACAACTGGGTTTCAAAACGTTTGGTGATGTTATTGATGAAAGTTATGACACCGAAACAAATTACATCAAAAGATATCAAATGGCTTTTAAACAAATTCGCACTTTGCATAATCAGAATGCTGATGCGGTCATGAAAAAAATCTACCATGTGCTAGATCACAATCACAATAGACTTTTTGAATTACAAACACAAACCCGTGGTCGTATGCAACAATTATTACAGGAGCGAATTCCTGGCAATATATTCAACTAAAAATTCGTTTAATTTTTGATGTTGCCCGGGCGCAGGATGACATATATCCTTTGGCACAATATGTTTAGGGTTGCTGCCGTAATTTACTGCGGTGACTCCGTTATCTAGTTGCCAAGGCACAGCTTGCCATCTATATCCATTGATGATTGACGTAGCATTTTTGAAAAGTTGTAATCTTGGGTGGTCCAAATATTCTTGATATAGGTTATCTGCTTGTTGATACACCAACACACGATGCCCTCGAGCATGTAAATCCGAAATCATTGTTAATATTTTGTACATCAAATCTTCGGTACGATCCAATATGCTGTGGATTTCACTTTTTAATTTGATATCTACAAATTGATCAGTTTCGGCTTGCCCCCATGCATACTGCCAATCCTTTACAAACTGTTGATTCTGCGGATTTGTCCAACGTCCTTCGAAGTCATTTTGATTTTCCAAGATAGGAAGTTCTAGCCGGCTTAAAAAAGTCATGCCAAGCACATACAAGGTCGGTTGCGTTGTTTGATAACTGTGCTTGAGTGTGGTGCGGATTATTCTGGTGTTGGCACTGCCGCCGATGGCCAAACTTTCTGAAGTAGCTATGCCCAAACGTTGTGCTAAATCCGCCTGGCCATTGCCCTGTGCATAGACTTCCATGTAGCTGCACCCGTTGACCACTAGATGGTCAACTGATGCCATGATCTTGAGTGATACGACGATACCAATTGTCTGCTATGGCTTGTTGCCCTGCTGGGTTGCTATGATACCCTGGATCCTGACCTATAAACGGATTGTTGCCGCACATGGCCAACACGCTTTCCATAGAGTCTTGCATGATATAATGATCTGGAATCACCGCGTGGAATGAGTCTCTCCATAGAGTTTGGTTGTTCTGATCAAATGGCCATAACAACACAGGTTGCAACAGGAAAGGTATTCCATCGTGAAACAATTCAAACACACCTTGGGTGATGATCCATTCATCCTGTTGTTTCTTCCAGTGATTGTCGTAGATGGCATCTATGTAGTGTCTCACTGCTGTCTGTGCGTCTTTGGATATCAGGCCAGAGCGATAAGGATGATCATAATTTTCAGCCAAGGTAAAAATTGTTTCGCAGATCATGTTGTAGTTGTTGTTGCCGTAGTTGACATTGTTGATGCCATCTTCTCTACGATAACCATTCTTGCGTGTACGATCCTGCAAGTGTTGTTCCAAGGGTGGATTCCATCCACCTGGAGTTATGGTCCAATCATAAGGAGCAGCCGTGGCCGGAATTTCCATGCGGTCCCAGAATGTAGGAGTAATGACAGCAAAGTCTGGGCGCTGTCGGCGAATTTCCTCCATTTGTATTCGGATGCCGCCATTGGAGCATCCTTGACGTGCTAGATTAACCAGCCCCCAACCTAAGCGATCGGCCAAGCGTTCGCTCCAACTTGTTCCATCGGGTTGTTTGGCTGGTGCACTGAAACTGCACCCGGCTACCATTAGTTTCTTTTTCATACTGTGTATTCGTTGGTATGTGTGTTTGAATGAAATTCAGCAATTACATCTCTATGCAACGGCAGTTCTTCTAAGCTGTAACAACCAGGTTCTATAGAGTATTTAACAGTGCCTTGTCCGGGTCCTGCAAAAGTCACACGACGTTGGTGTCCTGCCGTGGTCTCATTGACAAACACATGATGCAAGTGTCCGTAGTCGCCTTGCTCATTGTGAGTAAGTATTAAATCGTAATTTGAAATGATACCGCTAATTTCTTTACGAGCCTGTTCTTGATCAAAGCTGATTTTTTTATTTTCAATGTCTCTGTAATCATCTCGATAGCCCAAAAATATTGTTGGTATGTTTCTGCGACTCCAAAACTGTCGGAATTCTTGTGCTCGTGGTTCCCATTCTGCATAGGTAAGATAACATATGGTCCAGTCATATTCAGGATGATTGTGTATAAAACTGTAGGCAAATATCACACAGTCGTCGGGGTGTGCCACCATGGTCAAGGCTTTCAAGTCAGACCTCGGATTGCTAAAAAATCTCGGTATTTTTTTTGCTGATCTTCAGTGAGTTGTGTCCAAGCGTTTCTGTGTATGCTGACCGTGGAGGCTGCAGGCATGTGAGATAGTTTTTGTTCAAATTGGGCCACGTCGCTGTGACAAACATTCACAGGAATTATTTTGGTGGTTTCTGTGTTGTATATGGTATTCAATGATCCAGTGCGATACTGTATCCAAGCCGAATACAAGATAAACTCAGTCAGTCGACCCTGTTGTTGAAACCATTCCGCGAAAGATTGACCCGTATGACGTTCAATCCAGGCAATCATGTCACGTGCTTGCTGAGTATTCATTACAAAAGGCACACCCCCGGGCCCTAATTGTTGTTGTAGATTAATACCAAACAAGGCATTGGCTATGTCACAGCTGGGTTGAAACACAGGATTAATGTCCAACGCCCCTACCGCGGGTCGGATTTCATGCAAGTCAAAATCTTGGACACATATGGTTTTGGCATCCAGGATCACTGCCCATTCACTGGCACATTGGCTGACGGCCAATAATTTCAGAGCTTGTTGACTCACCCATCCATTTGGTGACCAACTTGAGCCAAAAAGATTGCGATGCATCACAGTGACTTTTTGTTGATGCATGCCCCACCACCTGGTGTCTATGCGGCAAGCCTGGTCTTGATTTACAACCACCACAATGCTGTCAATGCGTTTTACAAAAAGCGCCAAACTGCGTGCCTGTTGTCGTAGAACTTGTAATTCTGATTCAAACACCACAGTGACAATATCAATCATAGGAGTACTTAGTCAACAAAAAAGCCCCCTGAGGAGCTTTTTCGATTCTAACAAAAACTATTAAAACATGTGGCGCAAGCCAAGTGCGTAACCAGTGGAACTGATCTGGGTATTGGTAGCAGCAGCTTTACCTGTGATCTCTTGAGTACCATAAATTGCATACGCAGTGGTGCGGTTGCTAAAGTTGTACTGTGTGCCTACTTGGTAACCTTTCAAGTCTGCATTTCCAGTGGTGGTTGCTGCCAGCGTAGCACTGTTTGTGCTTTCTGTCTTGGTGCCTATGAATGTACTGGCCCAAACTTCCACAGCCTTGTTGACTGGTGCACGCAGGCCAAGTTCAGTGGCTTTTTGATCACGTGTCACTGCCGCCGTGGCCAGATTGGTATTTTTATGAGTAGAATATATACCAAATGCTGTGACTGGACCAAAGTTGTAGTTGGCTGACAAAGTGTTTACCACACGTTTGGCATTTGATGTATTTGCAACCACGGCATTATCTTGCTGAAAGCCAAGTGCCACTGACAAGTTCTTGATACCTGTATAACTTACGCTTGCTCCAGCTTGTTGAAAGCCAGAACGTGATGTTGACTGGTTAGCGGAGTAGGCATTTTGTGAATACTGAACTTGAGCACCAAATCCTGATATGGATGGTGCCACATATGTGATGGCTTGATCCACAAAAACTTCATAGGCACGAACGCCTGCTGAAATCACGTTGGCATTAGATGAACCACCGGAAAAAATTGAACCCGGTATGTTGTTTCCTCGTCCAGCCAAGCCGTTTATAAAGGCACCGTGCATGGGTGACTCTTGACGACCAATGCGCAATGCTCCCAAGTTCTTGTCTGTGATGCCAATCCAAGAATAGCGAGCACCCAAACCTTCAGTTCTGGCATTGGTGTTGGAAGACTGCGCTAGGCCGGTATCCGTACCATTGCCACCATTGCCGATGTTGATCAAGTCATATTCCAGGACGAATTGAGCACTCTTGCCACCGCCCAAATCCTCATTGCCTCTGAAACCAAGGCGGCTGGTACTGAGAGCGCCATCACCGTTGACAGTGTTGCGAGATTTTGTATCTGTGACAGATCCACTGGCTGTGGTTTTGCTTGAGTTTTCGGCCTGTGTGTATGATCCATCCATAACGCCATACACGCTGACGCTAGATTGCGCTTGTGTTGCTCCTGTAAAGGCAGCGGACAAGGCCAATGCTAATAATAATTTTTTCATGCTTGAGATTTTCCTTTAAAAGAATGCTGGACGACCGTCCAACTTTTTATTTAGTGATTTTTACTAAGTGGTCACAAAAAAGCCTGATTTCTCAGGCTTTTTAGACTAGTTTGGGTAACAAGGCATAGTTGCCCCGGAGATCATGCCGCTAAGGCAAAGGTCTCGTCATTAGATGCGTTTGCATTTAATCGAGTTGCTTGATTTACAGTCATCGCCTACTGTGTTGCCGTCCGCACTAGCTCACCATGTCGATCCTAATTCATCCCCACCGGAGCACACTGACTGGAAGTTTAATCTTAGGGTCCAGCGTGCCTTAATACAATATGCTCCGGTGGAGATGCCGGGAGTTGCACCCGGGTCCACAGCGCCTTCGTTTAGAAGGAATTACAACAATATCGTTATTATACGACACACCTATTTATTGGTCAACCTAGTATATCAAGCCGAAGGCCCAGCACCATACTTCTAAACTAAATCGATACAGAAGCCACATGATTACAAGTCCTGTGCCCAGTGTGAAAACTTGTATTTTATTCATAGACCCGTCCTACCACGCTGTTTGATCTAACAGCGAAATCTTACTCATTGTCGGTCCATTCTTTCAACAAGATCATCACATACAAGAAAATACCAACTAGGAAAATTACAGCTACCATGCCCATGCTAGTTGTATCCTTTAATGTTTTTGCCGTCTGTGCTAGGATTGCCTCGTGCCATGACATTTTTACGTTGCTGGGCTCGGTCACGTTCGGACGGTAGTGGACTACACCCCAACCGGTTCCATTCGTCTTCAGAATAATAATAGTGCTCTAAGGGTAGTTTGGCCTGTTGCATGGTGTAGATATTTAGTTGGTGGGCCTTCTAAGAATTGAACTTAGACTCCAACGATTATGAGTCGTTTGCTTTACCATTAAGCTAAAGGCCCTGATTTACAGTATAACATCAGGGTCGATAGTTGTCAAGAAATTGCTCAAGGTTGCCGTACAGGTTGACCCAGACTGCTTCGTGGCTGCCAAACATGATGATCTTTTTTGGAATGCCTTTCGCAGACTGAATGTAGTAAGGCATCTGGAGTTTTCGATCCAGGTCCAGCAGTCGGCGTTGATTGAGGTCATGCGGATTGGCTACATCAAACTCGTAAGCCACAAGATCCAAATGTTGTACAAATACTGAATATCCCGGTCCGGTCAGGCGCATGCCGCCGTTTTTTCTTATGTTGAACCACCAGGTGCTCATGGCTTGTTTGAATGTGATGTCGGAGTCAGCGTTAAGTTCCTTTACTAACTCTTTGGTGAGTTTTCTTTTGTCTCGCACTTCAAGGATAGATCCGATCGCCCGCGGTCAGCAAAACCACGGTGAACCGATCGGTCTTGAATTGCGTGTTCAGCTTGCGTGCCAGATTCCTGGCATGTCCAGGATTACTAAAACTGACCTTTTTGTATTTGGGTCCCGGATACTGCACCAGGAGATTGCTGGTCTTGAGATTGATGGGTTGATTTTCATAGAACACGGCCCACACTCCCTCTGATGCTAGGACCTGTTCGGTCTTGTAGGTAACTTTGTTGGTGTGTTCGATCAACACACGAGGTTTGGGTCGACTCATGGCATAATACTCCTACATTTATTTATGCCAAAATATAGGTATATTTTAGAATGAACCGCCTTGTATTTCCACTTTTAAGACGTCTGTGTTGGCGGTTTTGATTTGTTGTTCTTGCAGACTCTGCAGGGCCAGCAACAAGCGAGTGATGTCGGCATGCAGATCACGGGCTTCGTTGATAGTCATCACTAGATCACGGGCACCGCGGGCTTCTTGACCGCGCACACGGTCAACGAATTTCTGTAGGTGTATGGTCATTGGCATCACTTTCTGAATGGAATGGTCCTGCATGTGCATAGCGTTGTAACACTATGAGCTTGGGTGCCAGTATGGTCTGCCAGCTACGGCCTCGCCTGACACGATACCACCCTGCGGCAAACCATGATTTGCTCTTGGCAGTGCGAGTGTACACCGGCAGGTGTTGTGTGACCGACCACATGGCATTGTACACACGTCCCTGTATGGGATAGCCATGCACCTGGTTGTTGGGGACCACGGCAGTGACATGGGGTCTTGATTCAAACTTGATGTTGACTTTTTGTGCGGCCATACGTATGGTAGGGAACTGTGAGGTTTCGTTGCGTATGCGTACCTGGTATCCGCCGGCACAGGCCTGCACATTGCCTACCTTGCGATCGTTTTCTTGCAAGATCCAAAATTCATTGTCTATCACGGGTTTAGCTACTAACGTCATCGAGTACTCCTTTGTATGTTTCATTCATCCATCGACCAAAACTGTCAGCTGATTCAGAACACTTGTTCAGTTCATACTTGCCACAGAACTGCATGAATCGCACACCCACTTGGCCCACATCCTTGTGACTGATTTGTTCTCTGATGCAACGATCTACTTCGTCACGTACTGACGTTGGCTGTGCGGTGAGATCAATCAAGGTCCTGTTGCGTTCATAGTCATCCAGCACACGGTGTTCCACACCATCGGGATCCATCCAGCGTTGCAACATCAAGTTGTTCCAGGCATAGCCTTGTTTGGCGCGGTCCTCAAATGCTTCCTGTAGGCCAACCTTGTTCTTAGTGCCCTTAGTTCTGACACCGGGGTAAGCAGAGAACACATTGTCCGATGAGTCTCCACGCATGCACTTTTCAAACAGAAGCCATTCTGGATCGGGTACTTGCTTAGGTTCTTTAGACTTCTTATCGATGACAGCTTTTCCTTTGGCATCGAATATTCCTTCTACTGTGATTAGTTCGTCGGTGATTCCGTTGTACTGTTTGACATTGGCAGCTACCAGCTGAACAAAATCGGTATCACTGCTGACTACAACATGTTCATCATGAGGATGTAGTGCGATCCAGCGAGCTATGATGTCGTCGCCTTCGGCTGTAGCACAGCGTATCACACTACAGTTAGTTTTTTCACTCAAGTATTTAGTCAGACTATCATAAGTTTCCCAGAACATTTTGTCTTCTTCTAGTTCCGCTTCGGTCAGTGCTTGACGTGCCACTGCACGGTTGTTTTTGTAGGGTTTGTACATGTCCTTGCGCCAGCTACGGCCTTCCAAGGCAAACACCATGTGATCAGCTTCAAAACGCCGGGCCATTTTGTTTGCAGCCATCAGCGTGACGTGCAGGGCAAAACCCACTTTTTCCCAGGTATCACTGGCACGGAATGCTCCGTGTCGGGCACGGAAGAAAAGATTGGCAGTATCTACGAGAACATATTTCATACAGCAATTATAACATGATGCTGGACAGAAGTCAATCAGATAAACCCATTGCTCATGATATGATTCAATAAAAATCTATGAAAAACCGCATGTCCATCGCGTCCAAAATGCCAACTATTGGGTGCAACAGTGTCGATACCCCGAGCACGTATTATGGCATCATAGGTTGATCCGGGATCATAGGGTCCAATATAACTGTTGCTCCAATTGTGTTGATCGGTTATCTGTGAAAAATCATTGTTGCCATTGAAGAAAATATGCTTGATATCTTGATCGACTAGTTCTTGGTGGAATTTCCAAATCTCCTTGTGGGCTTGTTCGGTTTTTTGTATCCAATCTGTGCCAATGACAAAATCGCGGTATTTTTCTTGCAGTGCCTGCGGAACGTCGTCGATGCCACTTGAACCCACTTGATAATACACGCCATTGTGCAACCATTCTTCACGCTCCCAGGTGCTCCATTGTATGATCAAAAGCAGATCGTTGTAGGTCACTTGTTGACCCAACCAGTCACGTGTGGTGCGCAGGATGCGTGTATTGGAGCTGGCACTTTCGGCCGCACAATGGAATCCGGTCTTGAGTGTTTCACTGAGTCTGCGTCCCCAGCTGACGGCCAAGTTGGCCGGATGTGGCGTCCTACCCAGATAAGCCAAGTCTGCATCGTCTTCAGCAAAGGCATGCGGATTCACCGCTTCTGCAGCCGCGGTGTGGCTGTCGCCGTTGACAAATAGTATCATAACAGTTTGTGTTCTTTTATATAACTTATTAATCTATCGCCCCAGGCTTGATGACCGCTGGCCCTAAAATGATACCATTTGTCACTTTCATAACCTTGCTGAGTCAACCACCAGTAATAACTGGAATCGTTGTCATACGGCCCAATAAAATTCATGTCCCAATCTAACTTATCTTCAATTTGGAAAAAGTTGTACATGCAGTTAAAAAAAATATGTTTGATGTTTTTTTGTAGCAGTTCTTTGTGAAATTGAAAAATTTCTTTGTGCCAGTGTAACGATTTTTTATTTAATATTTCGGGTGTTTGTTCTATCACCCATTTTTTATAAGAATGCTCGAGAATTTTTGGCAATGGGTCGTGTCCAGAACTGTTAACATTGTAGTAGGTATTTTCATATTGCCATTCTTCACGTTCCCAGGTGCTCCAGCCAATAACAATCAAATCTGGAGTTTGTTGAGATACCAGATACTCTTTGCTGATACGCAAGATTCTGGCATTGCTGGCCCCGGACTGTGCTTCATTGACGATGTCTAGTCCAAATTCTTTTGCTATAATTACCGGATAACTTTCGTCAATCTGTACTCCCACACCCTGGCTATGGCTATCACCGTTGACATACAGGATCATGACACTTCGCTACGACCATCTCCGATGTCACGTGTCTTGACCACACGATTGGGATTCATGGCCTGCTCCTGTTCCCAGGTTTCTAGCACAACGTTGCGGCACACGGCCTGGAACCAACGATCCACAATGTCGTTGTCGGTATCATCGGGTCGCATCTGGTAGCCGGCTCTGACAAGATTGGCCACAAACTTTTCATTCCAGTCCAGTTCAAAACTGCCTTGGTGCAGATTTTCTGGATCCACTTCCATGCTGAGCATGGCCACATAGGGTTCACCACGTTCGGTGGCCAGGTCCTTGGCAGATTTCTCTATCCGGGGCGCACGAGGCAAGACCGCCTCTTTTGGTTTTTTCTTTGTAAACTGTTTTTTTATTTGGTCAAAAAATTTCATAGTTACTCCTTTAGTTGCCACAACAAGTGCTCTTTTTGGTCATGCCACCGATATTCGACCACTGATGTTCCATATTGCGCTGCACGACCTCTATACACCAGGGTGCCCGGCCATAATCTACGGCCAGAGATTTCACAGCGACGTGGCCACATGATCCTGCACAACTGCCATTCAGCATGTATGTAAAAAATGCCATCATCCATGCCGGGTATGGGACTCATGATCTTCTGGTGTTTCCATAGTGTAGCACAGTCATGCCCGGCATGTCGACCGGCAATCTGCGCCAGGGATCCACGATCACGCTGCCTGGTTGGATGTTGTAATAAAAACGGTCGGCATGATCTCCGGCAACATAGTCATAGGTCACTGAACGATTGTGTGCCATCAATACCACAGCGGATTTATCAAAGTCAACGACCACATCCGCAGGGTCGTCGGCCAAGGGATCAACATATCGAACCGGATGACCTGCTTGCGTGATGTAGTGTCCAATCAAGGTACTGTAACTGCCGATGCAATAAGGCACGTCGGGCTTGTAGGCCTTGCCGTGTATGACTATGGGTAGATCGTGCTTAGTTGCCTGGGCGATCAAAAACTCAGCCAGATTGCGTGCCTGTTGTTCTCGAGCCTGCATGATGGTGTCAAACATGTCATAGCCTAGGTCATATTCTGCAGCCAACCAACGCAGGGCTATGTTGTCTCTGGGATGGCAAGCTCCGGCATCGCCCATGCCTGCGGTCATGTACTTGGGTCCCATTATACGTTGAGTGCTACGTGCCAGAGCGTTGGTAACCACATCTACATTGATGTTGCCTATGCGCTGGGCAAAGTCCTGTATCATGTTGGCCAAGCCAACCTTGGCTGAAATAAATGTGTTGTAAAATATTTTAATTGCTTCGCACTCTTCCCAGGTGCCGATCTCGTATCTGGGGTTGTTTTGCACCATGGGCTGATAAAGTTCTACTAACTCTTCTGCTAGTTCTGTGCGGTCACCATGTTCTGTGCCAATCATGATCATTTCGGGATTGACCATGTCCCATTTTACACTGCCCATGGCAATCAAATATGGATTGTACAGGAATTGATGTTGTTTGTTCAGCAAGCCAGCAAAACTGCGTCGGGTGGTACCAGGCAACACTGTACTGATCAACACTACCTTTTTGGCAGTGGTAGCGTAATGATTGATCTTTATCAGGCTGTCCGCCACTGCTTCATGTATGAAATCTCTGGGAGGCATGTGGCTGCTGGGTACACTGCCATCATAGCCTTGCAAGTGTGGTGTAGGAACTGCAACAAATACCCAGTCACTGGCCTGTATGACTTGTTGTATGTCACAGATCTGCACTGTGTCAGATGTTCTTGGCACAAGGTCATAACCTCGAACTGTGTAGTGTTCAGCAAACACTTCTGCGGCATCCATGCCCAGTTTGCCCAGTCCTATGAAACCTATGTTGATTATTTGCCCCATCCATTGCCCCATAGGTCAACGTGCAATCTGGGACTGTAGTTCCAGCCCTGCGCACAGCAGATGTCTGCTATGCGTTTTTTATTTTTGTCATAGGGTTGTACTACTCCGCCCTGTGGCATCAAGTACACAGGACCCGTAAATCCTGCACGGCGATATGCGTCAGTGGCACGTATGGCTTCGTCGATGTGATCATCGGTCTCAACCACAAACTTCAAATAAGTGTGCCCAATGTCAGCATAGCTCATCACAATGTCCGGACAGATAGCATCTTCCCAGGATTCACCTGAAGCACTGAGCTTGGCACTGACACTGAATGTCAATGCTCCAGGACCTTTCTTGCCCAAGCGTGGATTCAAGGTCCAGTCCAGCAGGAAGTGACGGAAATCCGCATGTAGTTCTTGGGTGCCATTGGTCTCAAATGTTATGTTCTTTAGATCGGCCATGCGGGGATGGCTCAATAACTCGCTGTAGGCACGTTGCCAGCCCAACAATGGTTCACCACCGGTGATCACAAGATGCACGTCGTTGCCATTGTTCTGTTGCCACATGTTGTTGGGGGTCAAGCCCAACATGCGTTCTACCAGTTCTTCTGTGGTCTGTGTGGGGCTTAGATGTTTGAATGCTGGATGCCAACTTGCATACGAATCACAGCCGGTTTCTACCAAAGGCAGTTCTTCAAACTTGTTGTACAAGTGTACTACTTCGGCCACATCGTCGGCACCTGTGCTCTTTTCGCCTGGCTTACAACCAAATCCCGCACAGGTAAAGTTGCAACCATAGGTCCTTAAAAACACACTAGGAACACCCACAAAGCGACCTTCGCCTTGTAGACTGTAAAACACTTCCGAAACTTTTATCTTTGCCACCATTCCTCCCAAGGAAATACGATCCATGAATCTTGTTCAGCTTTGTTTATATCAACTGCACTGTAACTCACAGGAATTTCCGACTTGCTTGATTCGTTGTCGACCAGCACAGCCACACGCACATTTGATCCCCAAACCTCTGTCCAACGTGGATTGTCGGGAAAACAGCCACTGGGCCAATCCTCACGAATGTAGTTCAGTGTGGCACCGGTATCGTTGATGTCGTCCACGATGAGAATACGTTTTGGCTGATCCATTTCGTGTCCAAATGCATCTTCGGCCATCCACAAGTTGCTTTCACATTCTGTGTCATCTCGCAAGCTGACTTTCAGTGTTTCCATCCTACAACCAAGATACTGGCTGATCAAGTTGGCTGGAACCAAACCTCCACGGGTGAGTCCTACCACATAATCGGGTCGCCAGGCATCTGCGTGGATCTGGCGCAGGATTTCTTGTGTGTGATTTTCAACATCACGCCATGTATAGTATATTTTGTTCATGTGTTATTATACACTGACGGGTCACGACTTGTCAACTTGCTTGAGTATCCTGGTTATGCCCTGTTCAAATGACATGGGTCGATAATCTTTCATCAGGCCTTGTAGTTTGGCCACATTGGGTCGACGAGTAGCAGTGCTTCCGGCCTTGCTGGGCAGGATCTTCCATTTGGGCTTGATTTTGCCCAGCGCACGAGCTATGACCTCAGCAGCCTCACGTATGGTAATTTCCTGATCATTGCCAATGTTGACCACTTGTCGGTTGACTTTACTAGCACAGAACAGGGTGGCCCTGACAGCATCTTCAACATGACAGAAACTGCGAGTTTCTTCGGCACCAATGATTTCAAACACTTCCTTTTGGATCTTGGCAATCTGGTCGGCCAAAAAATGTCCGGACTTGCTGTTGGCACCATAGATGTTGAAATAGCGCAGGATCACATAGGGCAGGTCACTGTTGACCAAGTAGTTCTCTGCACAGATTTTGGGCAGGCGATAACTCCAACGGGCATTGTGTATGTTGGCAATCTTGACATCAACTTGCTCCGGCACCGGACTGGTAGGGTCATCACTGACCACTTCACTGCTGGAAGCATACACCAGTTTCTTGAGACGTTTGTTCATGCCCGCAAACTCAAATATGTTGAAATCGCCTACCATGTTGTTCCACAACACCTCGTTGGGTCGCTCGTAAAAGTTACGGGTCCCGTTGATGGCGCCATAGTGATAGATCATGTCAAAGTCTACTGGTAGGTCTGCATAGGCCTCGTCGCCGGCAGTGAGATCTGTGCTCAGGAATCGATCGCACGGCGGCACACTGTCACTGCGACTGTGATTGTCCATGGCCCAGACGATATTGCGTTTGTCTAGTTTGAGTTGGCGGCAGATTTCTGTGCCCAGTAAACCGCTGGCACCTGTGACTAAAATTTTCATTGTTTGACTTTCTCGTTGTCTTGTATGATGCTGTCAATCATGGTGTATGGCAGACCAAGATTTTGTATGAGGTTGTTCCAGGCTGCAGTATCCTTGGGCAGGCAATGGCCACCATAGCCACGCATGTTAGGATTGGCCATCAAGTAGGCCGGATTGAAACATTCACGTTTGACAATGGCCTTGTATACATTCATGTAGTTAGCCCCCAGCTTGCCACACACGTCATAAGCAATGTTGGCAAAGGTAACACTCATGGCATGATGAACATTGTTGAAATACTTGATTATTTCGGCTTCGGTGGGTGTGACTCGGGCCACGTGCTGTGGAAAACTGCCATGTAGCTCGATGATTAGGTCAGCATCTTCACGGTTGTAAGTGCCCGCCACCAACAGGTCATGATTGTAAACAAAGTCAGCCAGGGCACTTTTGGCTCTCAGGAACTCGGGTACCATGCACAGGCGCAGGCCAGGATACTGCTTGTGTAGTCGATCTGTGGTGCCAGGAATCACTGTGCTCTTGATTGCGACCAAGCCCGCATAGTTGTTGATGGCTAGTTCAGCCACCACATTGTCTACTATGCTGGTATCACAGTCGCCGTTGGCGGCTTGATCTGTGGGCACGCTGACGAATACTACATCGGTGTCTAGCACATCGGCCATGGTGGATCCCTCATGCCGGGGATCAAAGAATGTCATGGCATGTCCAAGATATTCCAGGCCTTCAAATACAGCACTGCCCACAGTGCCTCGTCCTACGATTCCTATTTTCATTTCACATCCTCAAAAGTCATGTTGATACAGCTACTGGTCACATTGTTTGTGACCAAGTTTGTGATGGCATCAGCCACTTGCTCGGGCCGGAGATACCGCAAGCTGGGGTCAATGGCCTTGTTGGCTGTTGCCATCTTGGTTAGAGTGCGCACAGGATTGATCAGATCAATACAGATGTTTGTGTCCTCGAAGGCATCTCGGGCACTTTCCCATAGATTGTACAAGGCAGCCTTGCTGGCACTGTACAGGGGATAAAGTTGACGACCCTGATCATAGCAACTGCTGCCCACCATGATCACGCGACATGGTCTGATCTGATTCACTGGATCTAAATAATGCCTAACTATGCTCCAGTTGCTGCCAAAGTTCACGTTCATGGTGCGACTGTGAGTGACGTTGTAACCATTTTCAAACACACCAGCACAATTGACTATGACATCAGGTTGGCCGTTGATCAGCACACTGGATATCTGCGAATCTGCATTGGCCTTGTCAAAATCTATGATGCTACGATCCACAGGTATGATCCTGTGACCTTGCGCTATGAGAGCTTTGGCAGTGGCTAGACCTATGCCGCCACGATGACCAAATATCAAGGCCACTGGTTTTTTCATAGAATGATGCTGTCCACTCGGTAGGTGTCTGATTCATAGTCTTCGCCGCCACGCGGACCTTCGGCAAAGGCCAAGAATGTGCAACCATGCTCACCTGTGCGCATGGCATGTATCTCTCCAGGCTCACTGATGATCATGTCACCGTGTCCTGCAACAAATGTCTGCACAGGGTCATCACTGCCTACTGTTCGACTGTAGTAGGTCAAGGTACCTGACAGCACCAAGGTATATTGTGTGGTCAGCTTGTGATAGTGATTGCCTCGCACAGCACCTGGTTGATTGGTGATTATACAACCATGGTTCATGTTGCGGGCATAAAACATGTCAGTGATAGTGCCACGATGGTCGGTGAATTGACCCAGACCTTTTTCGATGTTTTTGTTGATGTTGTAGTATTTCATTGACTGAGGAACCTTGTGCGAGGATTGATATTTAATATGGCCTGCCGTAGCCCTTCACCAATGTTCCAGCTCAGTATAACGGCATAAGGACGCTCGTATTGCGCAAACACCGAATCATCTGCGATGGGTATCCTGGTCAAGGGAGTGTATTTGCCTTGTTTGAAAGCACTGGCATCGGTCATATACTTTAAATGTGTCCGATTGAGACCATGCCAGGTCAGCCAAGTGTTGGCCTTGGCAGCTGCACCCACGCCTATGAACACAGCGCCAGGCTCGGCCTGGCGTAATTTGTAAAAGTCCTGCAACCAGGTGTCGCGTTGCTGTTCAAATCTGCGTTGTAACACTTGATAAAATCTGGCGTCAAACAAGCCAATCTGTGTTTCACGTGCTATGGCATCTTCTACAGCCACGGGCATGGTCATGCCTGTGTCTCGTCGGGCAAACACTCTAAGGCTGCCGCCGTGATAGTTGACCACATCAAAATCTGTGATTTCCAAGCCAGCTGTCTTGAGCATGTTCCAGGCCATTTTCACAGTGAAGTAGGTAGGATGTTCATGATATACCATGTCAGTAAAACGACCCGATTCGATCATGCTCTGCCAGTATGGCACTTCAAACACAAATACACCATCATCGCTCAACAAAGCGGCCACGCCTCTAGCAAATGCCACAGGATCGTTGGCATGGTTGAACACATTGTTGGCCATGATCAGATCGGCTTGGCCAGAACGTGTGGCCAGATCCTTGGCCACTGGTTCACAGAACATGGCCGGCATGACTTGCACACCACGTTCTCGTGCAATACTACACATTTCTGTGCTGGGATCAATTCCCATGACTTTTACTCCGTTGCCCTGGAACTGGTCGATCAGGTAGCCATCGTTGCTGCCAATCTCTACTGCAAATTTGATTGAAGGATGCCGGCTTTTTACCGTGATTGCATATTCATCCCAGTGTGCTCGAGCTGTGGCACTGTTGCTGGACGTGTAACTGTAGTCGTAGAGACCGTAGCGATCCTCGGCCGAGCTCACATAGCCCAACTGTAGACTGCCTGATTCTTCACACAAGCAAACCTGCAATGGAAACACTGGTTCACTGAGATTGAGTTGATCTTCAGCTATGAATGTGTCGGCGTAGGCATGTTGTCCCAGTTGCAACACAGGCACCGTGGCTTGACCAGTGATTAGACAAGCCGGCACCCGATCACTATGGTATAGTTTCTTGTTCATGATTGATTATTCCTGGAAACTTTTGTGAACCTGACTTGCCCCGAAGAATCTTTTACGGTCTTCATTTGCACACACTGGCCATTGGGATCATTGTCCACTAGTTTTTGGTAAGCATACACTTTGCCGGCCTTTGCTTCTTCGTACCAAGCAGTGCTGAGATTCCTGGATTTCATGTATGCTGCCAAGCGTTCAGCATCAATATGTCGATGGCGTATGAAAAATTCATGGTGCAGGTCTCGAGGATTGTTGGGATTGCCCTCCAAGAGTTCTCGTTTTTTGTAGGCTTCATCCTGGTTGTTGCCAGTAAGGTCGGCACGATCGTGCGTGACATCCACTTCAATGATCTTCATCAAATCCAACAGATAGGCTATCTGGCTGCTTTCTGCATCTCCCATCTGGTGCCGGCTGATGTAGCCCAGAGTTTCAATCCATTCCGCAGGGTAGATGGGGAATATGCTGTAGGGATGTTCGTTGTGAGTATGCACTTTTAATAGTTTGAACTCTCCGGTGCACTCGCGTATGCGCTGATCCCAATCCTGGGTTTGCATGATGGCATCATCACACCATACAAACAACCAGTCGGCCGAGGCATCTCGTGCCAGGGTATTGAAATACTGATTGAGTCCGGCATAGCCCAAGGGTTCGAATTCCAAGGCTTCATAGTTTATGTTTCGGGCATCCAATTCAGGTTGTATGTTGTCGATGAAATAATTCAATCCTATTTCGTCATTGTTGTCAATGCCCAATCTAAACTGCACTGATTCAAGATCGTGTGCTAGATCAATCAGGCTGAACAGACTGCGGCGCAAGGCGTCTGTGCGCCGGTGTGTGGGCAGGAGCACGGCAATGTTGTAGTCTCGGCTGGTCACTTGGCTGGCCTTGCACTGATAGCCACGCGATCAAGACCCAGTTCCAGAGATAACACAATGGTCTGAGCCACTTGCTCGGCATCCAGCCGTGCAGTGTTGGCATATTCCTGGGCTATTTCAGTATCGGTGCGTGTGCCTTGGTAGTTCTGTTGCAACATGTTGGTCTGTGTTTTTCCAGGTGCGATCTCTGTAAACAATATTCCTGGATAGTCTCGTTTTACAGCGTTCAGGCTGTGTCGCAGAGCTAGTTTGGAACCCACCATGAATATGGTGTAGCTGATGGGATCATCGGCACTGGCGCTGGTAATGTAAATAAATTGTCCCGAGGCTCTTTGACGAGTATACTGTTTGGCCAGCAACAACGGACCAGTGAAGTTCACAGCCACATGACGTTGTTGATTTTGCCAGGAATTGTTGTGCCAGCCCAGGTAGGCGCCTTGATTATCACCCGCACAGTTGATCACGGCATCATATCCTGTGAGATCCAGGCCATCTATCTGTGCTAAATCTGTTAGGTCAAAATCTTGTCGTGGCGGAGCGGTGACTCGATGTTGTTTTTCAAGCATGTGTTTGGTTGCAAGTCCTATGCCGCTGTTGCCACCGGTAATGAAAATGTTCATGTCACTGATCCGGTTGAGTAAGCAGTACGGCCTGCACCTGGCCCCGAGCGTCTGCTACCACATCGAACTGATATTGCTGATTGTTGATGTCATTGGCTTTGAGACGTTGCCAGGGATCCTGTGTGCCCTGCAATACTGCTTGCCAGAAATCTATTGACACGCCTTGACCTTGTAGATATGCAGCCAAGGTTGAACAGTTTTGACGACGCTGTCGTTCTATGATAGGGTTGTGGAAGTCTCTGGGATCAGTGGGGTTACCTTCGAATCTGTGCTTGGGTTGTGATGTGTCTGTGGCGGATTGTGTCAGTTCCACCTGATTGTGTGTTACATCGATGTCCACTATCTCCATAATATCTAACATGTAGGCCATCTGACTGATTTCGGCATCTATCATGTGATGCCTACTCAATTGTCCCAACTGGTCAAACCAGGCTCGGGGCATTATGGGAAATATGCTGTAGGGATGTTCGTTGTGGGTATGCACTTTGAGCACTTTGAATTGGCCAGTGCGGGCTTTGACAACCTGGTCCCATCCCGTTGTTTCCATCACAGCATCGTCGTTCCAGATGAACAACCAGTCAGCCGACGCCTCCTGTGCCAAGAAGTTATAGTAATGATTGAGACCTTGATAACCCATGCGATCAAAGGCCCGAGCTTCGTAGCACACGTCATGCTCATCCAGCCAGGGCTGGATCTCAGACGCAAAATGATCTAGGCCAGTTTGATCGTCGTTGTCAAAACCAAAAATCAGTTGCAAGGCACCAGGATCAGAAGCATGTTCTATGATGCTGGTCACGCTGGCCGTGAGTTCATGGGTGCGACCTCGACTGGGCAACAACACCGCGATTGAAAAATCACTGCTGGGTTTTTCAAAATAAAATTCATAGTCATCAATGCCCGGCACATTGCTGAGATCTATGCCCGGCAGATAAAATTCTGGCCGGTCAGTAAAGTCTGTGCAGAGGTCATGGCGTAAAAAAGTAAATTCATAACAATCACAACTGTTGTCGGCGCTCAATGGAGTATGGTTGTTTCCGTGTAGATGTACCAGCACATATTCGGTCTGTAGTTTTTTTACTGTGTCGACAAATTGTTGTCTGCGATAATTGGCAAAATGGATTTCGATAACTATGCCAGGAAAAATCTCTCGATTGGCCAAAATCTCATCGATGAGAGGGAATTCACCACCTTCGATGTCCATCTTGAGCAAGACTCGTTTGCTGTTTAAACGTTGGATGGCCGTGGAGAATGCAGTATATCCTGGACCTATGTTTTCTACGTAGTGTGTGGCCTTGTTTGAAAAAAAATCTTGGTAAGGTGTCCGCAAGTAATCTTTCATGTTGTTGATGTTCACAGTACCATCATACATGTGTATTTTGGCCTCGGGCTTGAGCTTTTGCCAGCCTTGATCAAAACTCCAGTTTTCGCCTAGTCCACAACTGAGTAGGTCATCGCAGTGGTCCAACAGCACACGGGGTATGACGTAACCGCCATCGCTGGCACAACCTATGCGTACAGGATCAGCAATGACTTTGGGTAAACAACATATCAGTTCATTGGGTAATTGTATTTTCACGTTAATATTTATATACGCCGTTTACGGTGCAAACGAATCTTATGCTTCGTAGATGGCACTGTTGGCACCATGTTCGGCACATTCCGCTCTAACACAATAGCAACGATTGTCGGTCTTCTGCCGGATCAGGGTGTCTGCAAATCGAAATGCATGTTCGGCAAATTTTTCTGCACCCACACCATCAAAAATTCGGATTTCTACAAGATCCAATGCTTGTAGCTCTTCGAACTTGGCCAAGTGCGGATCTGCACGATCCAGGGCCAGTTTGTGATCAAAGTGATCTTCCAACCAGGCTTTGAGTTCTTTGAGACTGCCAAAGTCCACGGCCCAGTTTTTATTGTCCAACTGATCACAACCAAATGTGAATGTGAACGCTAGACTGTAACCATGTAGCAAGTGACAGTGGCTGTGATCTGCATTGGGCTGTCTAAATACAGCACTCAAGCCAATGTTGTGTCCGTAATGTTTTGTTGAATAATACTTTGCCATGAATTTCTCCTATGTTAGATTATAGCATAGGCGGCAGAGTTTGTAAAGCGGGGTGACACCAAAGACCGCTGTGATACTTATTTACGCAAAGTGAAAATGGTCAAGAACAGTTTACCAGTGGGTCCACTGGCTGTGCAGTGTAGCTGTGTGCGATCCCAAGTTATCACATCACCAAGGGTCCATTGGTAACACTGATCAAATGTGAATCCATGCACATCCGCCGGCGTCATATGGTTGAAATATTTCTGCCGGAGATGTTCGGGCAAGGGTCGATCGTGTGCGTTGATAACATTGGTGTAGTCATTGACCGGTGCGTTTTGTCTGGTAGCCCGTATGGGTATGAGATAATCCAAGGTGTTGACGAACTCATCATTGACTTCAAACTCTTTTACGGACCCTGGGTCGGTAACAATCTGTTTACGCAATTCCCTGATGTCTTCCACAAAAGTTTTACCGCCGTGTTTGTCAGGCAAGGCATAACCAAATTTGTAATAAGGTGCCTGTGTGAATTTGCTCATGGGGCCATGCCAGTAGTTTTCAAAAAATACAGTACCTACCAGTCCAGGTTCCTGAGGCAACTCAAGCGGTATCAGCACATTCTTATAGATGTCTTGAAGGCCCACACCAAGTCCGGTATCGGCATGTACGGGAAAATAGGTTTCACCTTTGCGATAGTCGGCACGATACATGCCCATCCAGTATTCTACTTCGTAGCCGGGTTCCAACACCAGATCCAGTATGCGTTTGACAGTGCGTTTGTCCCAACTGTCCTGGCTCCAGTCGATGTTTTTACTGATGTTGTCAGGCCGTACATCTAACCCAGACTTGTCTGTGTAGAAAAAGTCCACTAGTTGTTGCACAGTATCTGCGTCAACGACATTCTTATGGATTTCTACCGTGCTCATTGTGGCAGTTACTTATTTGTGTAATCGTCTACAGGATAGTAAACATAACCCTGTTGTTTGTTTGTGACTGTTGCTTTGATCTGGTCTGATCGCTTTTCCCACAGCAAGGCACGTCCTTCACGTTGTTGTTGTTCGGTTTCAGGATTTTGTTGTTTGTAGTTCTTTAACCACTGATCGAACTCGCTGACGTACTTTACCATTTTTTATAGTTACCCTTGCCGGGGATTGTGTTGCGAACACCGCCCACGGGATCTTCGACATCGCCCTTCTTGCGTGGTATAAGATGTATGTGTGGATACATCACGGTCTGTCCTGCGGCTTCTCCGCCATTATACCCAATGTTGAACGCATCACATGCGCCTTGGGCAACCATGTGCATACCGTCGGCTAGAGCATCTTCCATGGCACGTGCTATGTTGTTAGGATGATCGTCCTTGGGCACATACAATCTGTGTCCGGGTGTGACCGGATAGCGATCAAGATATACCATGGTTGTGATCTTTTCATCGATCTGTTGATCCCAAGGTGCTGTGCCTTGAGCTTGAGCTTCGAGCAATTTCATTGCAACCACCATTTTATTTCGTTCATTATCCGATACTGTCCGTTGTCCAGCAACATACCACTGATTCTATACTGTGATTGTTTGTTGATACGATTGGTGTACAAAGCTCGTACGTAGGTAGTGGTTTGATTTTGTATGTTCATGTTCTTACGAGTATAAACTGTGTTGCCAGCATTGTCAACGGAAGTAGGCAAATTAGCCTCAACACTGCCAGAAAATACCACTGGTTTGACACCAAAATACATGCCCATGTCTCCGTGACGTTGCACCCAGTTGGTATATCGATAACCCGTTTCGGCCCAGCCTCCTGTGGCAGGTCTGACAGCAGTGATCAAGCCAGGTTGTATGCTGGTGGTCACATACATCAAACTGCCCTGCACACTGAATCCACTGTTGCGATAAGTGACCACATTGTCCATGATCTGTGAATTGGTTACACTGCCCCAGGCACCACCCATGCTGATCCAAGGATTTTGATTCAGTGCAGTGTACTGCGTGCCAACGCTGAGACCCCCACGTCGCCAAATATTGGGCACTCCCACGGTGTAGTTGGTGAATTGTCGACCAACCATGGTAGGATCTCCACCGCCGCCGTGCCCGTTGTAGTTGTTGCGGTCTTCGGTGCCTATTCTCACTGCTTCTGCGGTGTATTTGGGACCAGCCACTAAGTATTCAGCATGTGAAGTGATCTCATATGAATCGTTGTGTTCCATGTTCATGGTAAACATGTTCATTCTTGACATATTCATGCCTTTGATGTTTAAATTAAAACCGCGGTTTAGGTCATCGACTCCTACCACCTGTCCACTGTCAAGATTCACACCTGCAATAAAACCCTGTAAAGATTGTAATCCACGCATGGTTGGCAATTTCAAACTGCCAATCGGGTTCATTAAGGCATCCAGATCAATCATCCTGCCACCAAAGTATGTGGTTGCAGTTCGAGCCAAGGCGTCGTTGGCCTGGGCCACAGTCATGTAAGGCCATTTTTGTCTCACAAGATCAACGGCCGTCTGTGCCGTAGTAGTGCTTTGACTGCCCAATGGGCTTGTGTAAATGGCCAATTGTCGGTCGTTGCCATTCATAAAGCTAACTGCACTCAGCAAATACAGTTTACCGTCGGGTCCTCGTAATAGATTGACAGTATTACCTGTGTTGGTGCTATTTTGTATGGTGTTGACCTGTGTGGCAAAATCGGTCAGAATGTTTTGATAGGCAACCACATATTTGCCATCGTTGCTTTTGAGCAAGAACTGTGTGCTGTCATTTTTTCCTGTGAAGTCTGTGCCTGACACCAAGATGTCTATTTTTCCGTCACCGTTGAGATCTATGAATTTGGGATTGTAGGTCACATAGGTTCGATTGTTATAACCAATCAAGGTGGCGTCGGTTACATCGTTGAAAGTACCAGCACCCTGATTGGCCAGGAACTGTATTTCGCTATATTTGGTATCTTGTGTGGGATTGGCACTCTTGGGCATGCTGAACAATATGGCATCGGGTCTGCCGTCATCGTTGAAGTCGTGTGCCGCAGCACGTACAGTGTGACTGCCTGCAAAGCCGTAGCCAGCCCACTTGGGCAGGTCAAATCTGGGTTTTGGGAGCTCGCTGTGGAAATTGAACTGCAAGTTGTTGGCCGCTGGGTCTACTGTCCAGGTGTACATCTTGGTTGAGCTTGCCCCGTTACAGCCAGCATTGGCAGTGTTACAGGTGTTGTCGGTAATGATCAACTGATTTTGTCCGTTGCCCAAGAAGTCGGCCACTGCCACTGCACTGCCGCCCCAACGTAGATCGCCTGTTGCACCACGACTGTCTGTGAGTGCTGAAAAACTGTTCACGCGGTTATTGATCAACATGGTGGTATTGGGGCCATAATCTGTAAGCAACACATCTTTAAAGCTATCGCCATCAAGATCTGCGATAGCCGAATCGTGTGACCATATGTTTAGGTCAAAACTCTGGCGTAAAAATCTGTTGCCTTGATTGGTAAACAAGTACCCAGGTCCAAGATTGGTACTGTCTGTGCTGGGAGCCACAAACATGTCTTGTCGGCCTGTTTTGAAAAAGTCTGCAAATTTTACACTGGGTTCGGTGCCCTTGATTTCATTGATACCATTCGGAAACCACTGTGCTGTTTTGTCCACCAAGAGGCCATTTTCCCAACCCATCATGTGTATTTTGTTGTTGCCCCATTCCGCATTGGTCGTGTGTTGTGTCATACGGCCAGCTATGATCACATCTTGTCCACCGGTGCCTTGTATGTCGGCTGCAAAGGTATCTGTGACTGCGTATTTGTATCCAGTGCTTGAGTCCACATTGGCCAGCGGATCTACTGTGGCAATTCGTACTGGAGTAGCATAAGGAACTTCAGTTCTCAGATAAGGATTAGGCGAGTTGTATGGACTGCCACCTCCACCACCACCACCTCCACCACCGCCACCTCCACAGCCAGTGATAACAATAACTGTGCCAAAAAGACAAGCCCAAAGCAGTTTACGTTGCATACAGCACCCATAAGAGTTTACAATATTACTATTATAGCAAAAAGGGTATTTTGTGTCAAACTAGGTTAGTAAACACTAACTTCTTGTTCTAAGTAACGAATCAGCTCTTTGTCTGTGGGTTCTACTGTGTAATTGTTCTTGAAGAAGATCTCATATGAATCCGAACCGTATTTGCCAATGCCGTATAGCTTGGTGGCGTCGTCACCATCCCAGGTGGCAAAGTCCATGCACATTCGTCGGAGCCGTTCGTATCGCACATTGACCATGCCCAGGCTCCAGATCACGTCTTTGACTTCCTTTTCGGTGGCCCATAGAATGCTATAGGAACTAGGCCAATGATCTATGAAGATGGGGAATACTGTTTTTACAGGTTTGCGACCAGTCTGATTCAGCATGATCACTGCCACCATGTGTTGCCAAGCCGCTACCCGGCCTTCTAGGCCTGCAGGCAACTGCTGTTGCACCATGAGGTCATCGCGAAGAGGTTGGATCATTTGATGTTTTTGCAGTTGGGGTCTCGAGGATGATTGCGACACCAGCGTTCACGACCTCGACGGTCCCATTCCGCTTGTTGCAGGCGTTGCCGTTCTTGCTCATAACTGGCACGCCAGGCCTGTTTTTTTGTAGCGTTGTATTCTTGGGCACTGATCTGTCTGGCCGGATCAACTCCACAGGTGTCGCAGTTTTTTAATATGTAAGGTGGTTTGTTGGTACGCTCTCTGGGTTCGTGAGTAACCCACAATGCCATGGCCAAGATCCATGTTACTAAGCCGATAACAGTCAGCCACTGTTGCCATTTGGGCAACTGTTGATACCAAACATGTGCTCGATGTAAATCTTGGATCATCTTGGTGCAAACTCCTGTTGCAGTTTGATATTGTCCATGAACTCTTTCTTGGTGCCAGGATCAGTTTTAAACGCACCTCGTAGCACCGTGGTCTGTGTCAGACTTGAATGTGCCATGATGCCACGATTTTCACAGCAACCATGCGTGGCCTGTATGTACACACCAATGTTTTCACTATCAGTGGCACGGGCAATCTCTCGGGCAATGTCGTTGGCCAGTTCTTCCTGCAAGGTGCCACGACGAGCACACCACTGAGCAATTCTAGTGTACTTGCTGAGACCAATCAATTTTTGGGCAGCAATAATGCCAATATAAGCAACACCAGCCACAGGCTGATGATGATGGCTGCACATACTACGAAGCTCACTGCGAACCACAAGCATGCCTTCATATCTATCCTCTGAATCATTTGGAAAAGCTGTGCAATCTGGGGCAGGCTCATATCTGCCCGCCATGATTTCGTTGAAATACATCTTGGCCAAGCGCCTGGCCGTGCCTCGACTGTTGGGATCTGTTTCTCTATCAATCAACAAGGCATCCAGTACAGTCTCAAATGCCCTGGTGGCTTCGTCGATCAACTGTTCACGTTCTTGATCTGATTCAATGAACTCGCTGATGTTGTCACCGGCCCAGAATCTTTTGCCACTTGCTCGCATGCTGTCACGGATTACTACACTCAGCGGTCGTCCATATTCGGGATCTACCACAGCATCTTCATAGCCAGGATGATATGGTGCTTCACGCACTAGTTGTGCATGATCTGCTACTTCTGTTGCTGGAGTCAGTTTTTCCATTGCGTTTGATCGATCTTCTGTTGTAAATGTTGTCACGGCGTTCTTTCATTATACAGGTTATTTAGATTTTTGCAATACTAAATGGTATTTTTCTTAAATCTGGATATAGTCCAGGTTGAGATTTTGCTACCACTGTGGGCAACAACTCTAAACCACGTTCACAGCTTTCCAAGGTTGGACAGTAGTGCCAACCTAGTATCAGTTCAGTCTCGCTTTGCCAGGGGATATTTAGATCTCGACCATCGGCTCGTTGACGACTAAAAAGTCTATATGCCTTGACATCATCAGTTAATATGGCTCCTACTCGGCCCAGCTGCAAAGGTTTGGTCCATCCAAAACTCAGGCATTGTAACTGACCAGGTCGATACATGCCAGGTTCCAGTCTACGAGCCGAATCCCAGATACGAGTATTATTAAATTGATATTCACCGTGCCAGGTCTGATCGGTAAACGTGTGGTCCACTCCTAAATGTGTCAGCATCATGGGCACACTCAGATAAGTGTATGCTGTAAAACTAGTTTGTTGGATGGCATCGTATCTAAAACACAGTTCCAAAGCATGAGTGCAACCATCGGTTACTACCACATACGGTGCACCGGTATAGTCCGCCAAGGCGGCCTCGAAGTCAAACAAGGCCCGGAAGCTCATCGGTTATACCAGGACCAGACATGACGTATTGTGTCCTCTAATCCCCACCGGGGTTGCCATCCGCTGATCCTCGAAAACTTGTCTGCATCGGCCGTGAGCTGGGCAGGATCTCCGGCTCGTTGTGGTCCAGTGGCATAGTCCAACTTGTGACCGGTGACTTGTTGTGCTGTTTGCAAGACCTCCAAGTTGCTGTGACCGTTTTTGGTGCCCAGATTGTAAACCCCGGCACTGACGCTGTCTGACAGAGCCAAGACATGTGCTGCGGCTATGTCTTCCACATGCACATAATCTCTCACACAGGTACCGTCGGCGGTGGCAAAGTCTGTGCCGTTGAGAGTAAAACGGTTGGATGCGTTAAGTATGGACTCCAGCACCCTAGCGATGATATGTGTCGCTCCTGGAACCTGTCCGTGACGACCTTGGCTGTCAGCACCACAGGCATTAAAATAACGGAATGCCACATAGTCCAGTCCGTAGGCACGTTGATAGCCACGCAACATCCACTCGGTCATGAGCTTGCTTTCGCCATAGGGACTGATTGGTTCGCAAGGATCTACTTCCTGACACGGAGTCATGATGGGATTGCCATATGTGGCCGCACTGCTGCTGAAAATCAATCGTGCCTTAATATTTTCTTGCACCAGGAAATCACACAGCCTTTTGGTTTTTACAAAGTTGTTGTTGTAGTATTCCTCAGGATTCCGCATGCTGGGTCCTACCAAGCTGGTGCCGGCACAATGTATGATGGCTTCGGGTTGGAAAGTTTGGATAGCCCCAAGTGCCACTTCGCCGGCAAAGTCTCCTATCAACCATTTGGCACCCGAATGTTCCAGGTGATCTGGTTGCCACACACGATCAATGGCCACCACGCTGTGACCGGAATCCAGTAACTTTAATACAGTTTGTCCTCCAATGTATCCGCCTCCACCGGTGACTACAACTCTCATTTCGTAATTTTCCTTACGTGATATTTGGCCTGGCTCACATGATCTCTGTAACGGTTGCCTGCACGATTCCAAGACTCGCCCGAGCCTTCGAGTATGTCTACGATACGATCTACAGTGCCGTCGGTCCAATCTGAGATCAGACCCAGATTGTGATGTGGTTGCTCCAGCAAGTTCTCTAACTTGTGGAAGGCATCATCAATGCTCCAAGGCACATACAGGCGATTAGGATCGTCAGCAAAGGTTTCAGGGAAACTGCGATAAGCAGGATATAACACATTACAACCAAGAGTGTCAGCTTCTGATACTGTGTTAGATACCCAGTCTTGTAAAGCACAATTAAACAACACACGAGTATCGTTGACAAGAGCGTAGTAATCATTTTTCTTCAGGTCCTCATAGATTTTCAGTTTACCTTGTTGTTCCAATTCTCGGGCTCGCAAGATATAACGCACATTGTTGCTGCGCAGAGGACCGCCTTGGAACACAGCGAACTCAATGTCTTTGTGACGACCTTGAGCCAGATACATTTCAATCAAGTCCATGTAAAAGTCTGGTTGTTTTTCTTGGTCAAAGCGGGCGGCGAAGCCCACACGCATTTTTCTTTGGTCAAAGGGTTTTATATTCTGTGCACCGCCTATGCGCTCTAGAACTTCCTGTTTGCCAAATGCCAGGCCTGAGATGTTGTAGATGGGAGCAGTCCAGCCTGCGATGCGCATGTGGGCAACCATCTCTTCGTTGGTGGCCAATACACCTGTTACAAATTGGTTAACCATCTTTTCATACGTTGACATCCACTCCGCCATGCCCCACACATGGACAAAATCGTCAGGGTCAATGGCCTGTGCAAGGCAACGAACAAACACACGAGGCCGCTGGTCACTAGGTATTTGGTCCATGATGTAAGGTAAGCTCTCGATACCGGGCTGAAACATGTCTTCAAAGTAGACGACATCTTCACTGGTGACTTCTCCGTTCCTCATTAACTGCACCAGATTCATCATCTGGCTCATTGAAAAATAACTGCGGCCGTGTGCATCCAACACTTGCCCAACACTGATACTTTGTGTGTTGTCAATGGTTGACCCAGGCACATAAACTACATCAAGGCCTCGTCGATCAAACACACGTCGATTCCATTCTGTAAGTTGTAGAGTATAGCGAGCTTCATAACTCTCTAACCCCATGTAGAATAACTTTCTCATATGTTGCGACCCAGTCTTCTAGCATCTTCAACCCACATGTTCTTGGCATTCTTGCCTTGGCTGAACTTGTTGTACTGTTGCCAGGCATAGGCCTTGAAGTTGAATAGATCTTCTTCACGGAATCTGTAGCCATAGTCTGCACAGAATTCTCTAAAGCGATCTAGTTCATCCATGATCTGTATGGCTCTGGGATTGGCTCGATATTCACGCTTGCCCATGTTGTTTCCTTTTAATATTTGATTGATAGGTTGGGGCGAGAAAGTTCATACTTGATAAGGCAACCGTTCTCACCATCCTCGGCCACCTCAATCCATACAGCACGTTCTGGATAACGTGCAGATATCTGTGTATATAGGTCATCTGCGATCATCTCGCAACTTTTCCAGTCCAAGGCTAGAACGGTATTGTTACCCGAATACAACGACTCGAGCCATCGCTTGAATTGGATGAACTCGATATCCCGGTCATTGTGCCACACATCGATCCACACCCGGAAATGAAAAATGTGCCTATGAGGACTAGCAAGAAACGCGACATCATACTCTCCTGCTGTATTTAACTTAGGATCGGTGGCCGCTGCTGGGTAACAGTGGATACCTTCACGTCTGAACGTGATCCAGATTTTACGTTCTGCTTTTTCTCGGATACGTTCTATGGTTTCTCTTTCGCTTTGTATCATCCTGCCGACCTCATTTCTTCAATCCACTCATCCACACGAACTTCGGCTTCCTCCTGTGTCATGGCCGGCACAGTGATACGGTAGGGTGTACCGGGTCGGTGACGGATGTCATAGCGTATGACCCCATCCAGGATCATGTCGTTTTCATCACGTAGCACTTCAAACTCTTGCAAGTTCTGCGCACGGTAGATCACTTGTTCTGCTAGTTCTTTCACGTTCATTTGATTACCTCATCTTGGGTGTATTTAGACCAGTCAGTGAATACCGACCTCCTTTGTAAGGCATGTAGGCTGTGACACCACACTCCGGGATTGGTTGCTGCAAAATCTCGATCATCCAATTTGAGTGTGGCATTGTAGCCAAGCTGGCGTATGTAAGGCAGTTTGACACTGAGCATGGGTATAAAGCGATCCAGTTCGACTAGACTGCTTTCCAACAAGCCCTCGGCACAGGTCACATCCAGATCCAAGGTACACCAAAATCCTGCGTCAAGGCAGTCGGTGATCATGGTCTCCCATGGTTGCCAACCATTGCCATCATTGACATCCAACTTAGGAAAGCTCTGATTGGCACCAAAGTATATGTGTGTGCAGGCATGGCGCCGTGCTTCTGCAATAATGTCTGTTGAATCTTGAACACCTATCACGAACAAGGTTCGCTGTCCGAATGCAGGTGAGTGTTCTACTTCAGTTCCTACAAACATGCTAACTGTTTCGTGCCCGTCGCGATTCATGATATGATCTTAGTTGTTTGGTGGAGACCAAGGTTCGAGAGCCCGGGCTGGATAAATTTGAACTGATCCTGATTCGGTCCAGCTTTCAACGGCATATCCTTCGGGTGTGAGTTTGGTACTGTAGGTGCCTACCACGGTTCCGTGCCATTGGCTTCCGGAGACTTTTTTCACTGTGTCGCCAAGAGTGAATGTGTTCATAGTGCTTGTTCATGTTGGAGTTGATCTAATCGGGCCTGTTGGTCCGGGCTGAAGTCTTCAACTAATTGTACACTGTCCTCATCTGTTTCGTCAACTGTTTCGAACAGGGCATCGAACATTGGTCGTCCACTCTTGGCCTTTTTGCCCTTGAAACCTCGGGTGCCAATGATATCCATCCAATACCGGTCATAACTTTCAATGATGGCTTCTGCGGTCGCACGGTCTGGCGTGGCAAATATTGCATCCACGATGTCACGGAAATACTTGTGATCGCCATTTTCGTTGCGCATCATGTAGGGATATTTGCCAGAATCATATTCTCTATTGGCCCTTTGTACTGCTTCAATGTGCATCCACACATTATGGCCCATTAATAATGCGTAACTGAAACTATCCCACGATGTTTTGCCTTCTTTGCCAATCTTGTTGAGGTCGCCGGGTTTGTAGATACAAATGTCTTTCATTTGCAACTGTTTACTGATTGGGCTTTCATCAAAGTGATCAATCAAGCCGTCAGCCACCACAGCTGGTCCAAATTGACGTGTGTCTGTGGCATATTTTTTGTCGTCCACGATGGGACTCATACGGTAACACCACTTGCCCTCGTGTGGAAGATCAATATGGTGATATACCTGTCCGTTGGCTGTGGCCAAGAAAGGGCTTGCACAGTCAAAGCTGATGGTAAATGTTGGATTAACATATTTTCTTACGGCACGTTGGATATCGGTAAGCAATACTGCCCACTCTAGTTTGCTGGTACCCAAGAAGTGCATCCAATCGTGGATGCCTTCTTTGAGAAAGCCATCATGCCGCAGGGCCACAAGTCTATGCAAGATCAAGTGTACGTCACACATGTTCTGACCGCCCATGGCCCATCCATCAAAGTGTGTGTCCGGATACTTGACAGGATCACAATACTCTTTCATGATCTCGTACCAGTCGTCGGCATTCTTGTGATTGTCGCCTTGTAATACGTTCAGTATTTTGGTACCGCCATTGGCTTTGCCTTTGCGATTGGCCATGAAGTATTCGTTGTTGTACTTGGTGGCGTCAATTGCCTGTTGCAGGGTTTTGATTTGACAAGCATCGGATGCTTTTTGATCATGGATTACCCAGGTTGGAATATCCAAGGTCATACAATAATCACTGACACTATCTAACCAAGTTAGCACTGCCTTGCGTTTGGTTTCAGCTTTTTTACAACCTGAGTTGGCCTTCCAGTCACCTTCCCACAGACCCTTGGCAATCTGGAATCCACCCGAGTCACCCAACA